GATAGGTTCGTTAATCATCCAGCGAGTCTGACCTTCCAGACTACTGGGGTCACAAATATACTTAGCACAGAAGTTTCCAAGACCCTTGTAACGTCCAATACTAGTCCACTGGATCAAACCATACCCACCAACCTTACATTCAGTGTAGGAGACACGAGCGCCACCTTCACAGATGTTTGGGATGAACTTACTCTCTTGCTTGATGTTGCCCATGATCGTAGCAAGAGCATTACGATCAGTAATTTTAGTATGTTTCTGAAGTTCTTCTAGAACATACTGCTCGTCAGGAGTGCAATCAGGACACTTCCATGTGATGTTATACTGTATCGTAGGAGTTTCTGTTACTTCTACAGGAGGAGGATCCACAGGTTGTGGATACAATGCAAAGACTGCTGCAGTTGAAGCTGCAATAGATGATAAAATCATAATTTTACTATAATTGTTCATAGGTTTATGGGAGATACTGGATTTGAACCAGTGACTTACCACTTGTAAGGAGGCCACTCTACCACTGAGTTAATCTCCCATTTAAGTTAATTGGTTTCCTGTTCTTTGAGTCGAACATAACTTTCAACGAGGAAATCACCGATGGACTTATTATTCTTTTTTAGATACTCACGGAGTTCTGCATACTCAGAAGCATTTTTGTTTTTAATCGAGACTGAAGTTAGAATTGCCATTTTTTATTTAGTGAATTGATAAAGAAGTGTGCCACCCCAAACGATTTCTCCATCGTTGTTGCGGCCACAATCATAACATTTATATGTATCTGTGTCAAGCTCTACCACAGATTCCAACAGAGAATCTCTTACGATACAGTCTCCATGATTAGTTCCTTTCCAGACTCCATCGATTTTAAAGAATAAGAACTCACACCTACCTTTTAAAATAATGAGTTCTTTCTCTTTGCCGCCTTCAACTGTAATACCAGTCTCAACCTTATAAGGATCATCTTCACCCCTATAATTGTACCAAGATTTGCAGTTCAATTTACCATCGACAAGTTCCCATTTGAGATTGGTATATGCATACTTGGCAGGGTTAGCAAAAGCCTGTTTTTTATTCGTCCAATGACCCACGATTAAGTCAATAAACTCAGTCCTCGTAGATTCTGCACTCATCTGCTTCTGGTTCCATTTCACAAAAAAGTTCTAATGCGGTAGGATCGTGATGATCACCTGCTTCAATTTCTTTTTTATGGTTTTCTGCGTAAACTTCAAGTTCATGAAGTTCACCTTCGATATGACGACGCTGATTAGGAGAAGTCATAGGATTGTCAAGGATCTCTTTATCCTTAGCAATGTGTGTTTCGATATCTTTCATTTGTTAGTTTATTTTAGATGGGTTTTCGTAAATACTATCTCTACATAGAGTAAGGTCAGTTGTTAATTCTTTAGGAGACCATGTGTGGACTACTGCAGCAACTAAGTACTTACCAGTATATATAGGATCCTGAACTGGCATTGTTTTACCTTTCGGATCCATAGTAGGTAATGTAATCTTTACTGTATCTCCAGCGAAAACATTAGTGTTACCAGGGATATTGATGGAACACATGACGTGCTTCATCGATTGGTATCTTAACGTGGCATACAGGTGTTTGTCAAGCATTCCTCCCAATTCAACACCACCATTCATGGCATTTGTGTCGGTATAAAGATGTGTGGGCAATCCAATAACAAATTGTCTAGTTGCCTTATCTTCTAGTTTACTACCAGTCAGTCCGACAAAAGGATATTTCTCTGCATGTTTCATCTTATCAAAATATTCAGTCATTTTGAATGTAGACTGGGTAGTCTTTCTCAAATCACAAAGGTCAATACCTAGTGCTTCACCAGAGTATGAACCAATCCTCATTTGATTAAGCATCTTTGTGATAGCAGGATACTTAACACTACTAATAGTGTTACGATCATCCTCACCAGTAGTACCACTTATATTTTTTGGTTGGTATACAAAACTTTTATTCTTTTCATCCTTAATAGATTGACTAATTAAAGTGTCTACAGATTTGAATACATAACCGTCTCTTGCATTGGCAAAGAACATGTATCCAACACCAGTATCAGTGCCCTTACTAGCATGTCTACACATCCAAGAAACTGCATCAAATGGTCTCCAGTTAGGACAAAGCATATTTACTGGAGTAGAAGTTGACTCAATATCTAAGGATACCTCTGTCTCAAGATCTTCTTTTAGAATACTACTTACAATTTGTGAAATCTTTTTCTTTTTATATACTCTGTTGACTCTCTGAAACTCATTAACATATGCATCTGGACTTGCAAATTCTAAATTATAGAAATATGTTCTTTCCCTTCTAATTTTATCACCAATTTTTGTCAACATTAATTGAATCTTATATCTCTCAGACTTTCCCTTTGAAGCACTTGCAATCTCAAAGGAAAGAACTTCGCCTCCATAAATGAGATTATGAAAACCAACAGTATCTCTCATAGTAAGAGTTGCACGAATGATTGGAGATTCGATAGTCTCTACAATTCTACAACTCTCAACTAAATTAAGACCCTTGATGTCCATAATGGCAGTATTGGGATCATTTAGTTTTCCAATTTTTAGGGTATAGAGATCAAAGTCTCCACTGAATCTAGCATTTGCCATGTCTACTTAATCTTTGAAAGTTCTTTTTCATCACCAATACCAAAGGAAAAAGTAATGTGTCCAGCATAGTTATTATCCCACATATCTTCATTTCCTGCCCCACCAGTAACAATAGGATTATCTTGCATCGCCATGATTGGAGGCATTTCCTTTGCATCATTGAAACTCATAATTTTTGGTGATTCAGCAGGTGCAAATAAATTCTCTTCTAATAATTTACTTTTGGAATCTACTTCGGCACCACTAAGAGGAAGAATATCAGTTGCAGAGGTTTCTGCTTGCGTACTTCCACTAGTAAGTCCCATCAACCTTTGATATTTATTAGCAGCTTCAGCAAGTTTCTTAAAGATTTCTCCATTTGATTTTTTCTTCTTCTCTGTCTTTTGATCACCACCAGGAGTTGTAGTGGAACTATTACTACTTCCACCAGTACTTCCACCATTACTACTACTAGGACTACGTGATGCGGCTGGAGGTGCTTCATAATCATCACCAGATGCACCCATAATTGCATCTCTACTGATTTCTTTTCCATCAATACCGTCACCATATTCTTTCTTCATGGCGGAGAAGTGCATAGCATCATCAAAGTGACCACCCCAACCCAATCCATATTTCCCAGCTAGAGCACCTGAGGTTGATGGGAAGTCTCCCCATTTTTTAGATTTGTCTCCAGTAAATGCAGGGTTTGCGGTCCAGTTGATGTCAATCGCAGCACCATATGGGTGTGCATACTGTGGACCTTTACCATCCTTATTGCCTTTTGGTGGACCATCTGGACGGAATCCACCCATCTCAGTAATCTTATAACCAGTCGCTTCTAGATCAGTAATAAATCCTTTGAATCTTTTTGCAAGAGGCAAAGCAACCTCTGCATTTTGACCACTAGATGCAGTAACTCTTGTCAAAGGAATACCTGCAGCCCATGATGTTTCAGGGGTGTCTGGGATCCTTCTATGTGCTCCAGCAGGAAGTTGACCACCATCAGCGAACTGAGGCATTGGTTTCTTATCAGAATCCTTCAGTGATTTTGCCTGACTAAATCCAGTAGTAACGGATCCTTTTTTCTCCCTACTAACGAATCCACCATCCATATATCCTTTGAATGGATGATTATATCCTTTGGCAGTTGCTTCCTTAACTCTCTTACCAAATAATCCACCATTAGATTTAGTAGAAGGAGTATCCATTGGGATTACAAACCCACCACTTGATTTTGACGAAACAAATTCTGTACCATGTCCAATAAATGATGGAGTCGTACCACCGTTCATATAGACAGGATATCCACTCATAGGACCCTGAATCATACCAGATCCACTGACCATATTACGGATAGAACCGCCTTTAGCCATTTCTTGTTTAGGTTTTTCTGCCTCAGGTTTTTCTACCTCAGGTACACTGGTAGGTTGTTCTGTAGCAGTTATCTCAGCAGCAGAGGCCTCACTTTGTTGTTTTTGAGTCTCTTTTACAGTCTCTCTTAATATAAAGAGTGCTCTTTCATCACCAGTAAGATCCTTTTCATCAGCTTGACCAATAATCCTCTCACGAGCATCAGATCCAATACTAGAATTAGCACTCTTACTCGGATCTAATAGTTTTTTGAGTTCCTCCAATCCCATCCCATCAACAGTTGCAGGATCTATTGGGGCTGGTGTTGCAGCAGCTGGAGGAGTTCCAGAACTATCACCATCTTCCTTCTTATCTGAACTAGAACTAGCAGATGAAGGAGCAGGAGCTCCACCACCACTATCATCCATTTCTGGAATTTCAGGAACCTCAGGTTCTGCTAACTCAACACCCATTACATTAGCAAATAACTCAGCCTGATATCTAATTCCAGTGATAAGAGTTCCCAGTAATCCTCTTAAACTATCATCACCATTTGATGGATTCCATTTTGACTCTGGATTCACTGAACCGATTGATACATTCTTTGTACCAATAGCACCCCGTAGAGTCATGTTTTCTGGAATACTCTTCTCATCATCTTCACCACCACCAATACCAAATAATGATTTAATATTTTCAAATATATCACCACCACCCTTAGTAAAGTTATTCTTTAAAGGAATAACTGCTTCCATGCCATGAAGAATCGCTGGGTATCCAGAGTCTGGACCCTTGGCAATACCACCCTCATTAAATTCTTGTAAAGGTTGTGTCTGAGACTTTGCAGCATCAATATCCTTTTGTGCTTCTGGTGGTAGTTGTTGAGTTTCACCATTGATTTCAACTAGATAACTCTTACCACTTGCACCTTGTACTGATTTGCCTTTTTGACCTTCAGGAATCTTTGGTGATTTAGTAGTTTCTGGTGGACCAGATCCAGGCGCAGGAATTTCAGGAACCTCAGGAACATTACCTTCCTTAATTGCCATTGGATCTTTACCAAATCCAAAGTCAGGTTCTTCACCAGTTTTGACTCTATAAATCTGTTTATCTAGTTCTGCAGTTCTACCTGTCAGATAATCAAGGAAGTTTACGTTCGCTCTCTCATCTTCTAGTTTCTTGAGAGTATCATCAGCACCTTTCTCTGCCTTGGTTTTATCTATGGCCTCATCAGTCTCAGTTTCTACTGTTCCAGGGAATAATGCAGGAATTGCAGCACCAGCACCAAATAGAATTGCCGCTTTACCTAGAGGACTGGCGGCAAATGTCTTAATTGCAGTCGCAGCTTTGGCCATTAATGCCATTGCTGCAGGAAGTGCCTTGATCGCAGTAAATGCGAGTTTTAATCCTTTGAGAAGGAAACCTACCTTACCAGTTAGTATTGCCCAAGTTCCTAATAGTGTAAAGAACCCAATACCTAACTGGAAGAATCCTTTAATCTTGTCAATTATACTTGCATCAGAGTCAAATATCTTTGCAAGTCCTTCTAACGTTTGGATAACACCAAACTCAATCACTTTCGCAAAGAACTTGGCGAGTTTACCAACAAACTCTAAAAACTTTGCAGCTTTTTCTGCATTCTCTTTTTTAGATAACCAACTAACAATTCCAATAGCAAGAAGTGGTTTAAGAATTGGTCCTAAAAATCCAGCAAAAAACCCCAGAAGTCCTTTTGCAGACTTTCCTATTTTTTTAACAACTCCCTCTTTCTCATTCTTCTTTTCTTTTCCACCTCTAGACTCAGAAAGTTTTTCTGATTTTTCACTTCTTTTAAGAACAGTCTGTCTTTTAAGTATTGCTTCTAACTTTTTCTTCTTTTTCTGTTCTGCCTTAAACTCATTACTAATAGTCTTGTTTAGACCTGATAGATTCTTATTTAATTTTCCAATTTCAGTATTTTGTTCGTTTGTATTAGTTAAAACCTCATTTGAAACTAATCCTAGTCTATTGATACCAAGAACCGTTGTTCTGTTGGCACCAATCACTGCATTAGTAATATCATCTCCACCAGCACCTTTACCCTTTCTGACACCATACTTCTTGGCATCAATAGTGACAGACTCAATGTTCTTATCTCTAACCGAACCTGGATTTACAAACTTATAGTAACTTAGTTTTGCCATTAGAAGAACTTAGTATGCTTTGCCGCCGCAGTTACAGCGAAACTATTAGTTCCACTTATGACTGTCTGTCTAGTTTGACTATTAGTATTTATGATGTTAGGAGATGCCTTTCTGGATTTTTTCTCAGCAACAACCACTCTAGACTTATCAATTAGATTAGATGTCTGGTTGATTTGTAAATTAGAAATAGAAGTCTGTATATTTTCTACTCTAATTGATTCCGTATTAACCGTTTCTGAAGTAGAAACGAACATTGGATTTATTGAAGGAGGTATAACAAATGCTGTAGGAATCAAATTAAAGATCTGACCAGTAGTTTTCAGAGCATCTACTGTAGGTGTAAGATCAAATTCACCACCAATAGATTTACCATCCAATGTTTTCGCATATGCATCACCATCAGCAACTGGACCAATGCCAGCAACTGGTACATCAGCGTTACTAGGTTCAATATTAAGACCCTGATCAGATCCACTTCCACCTCCTAATCCCATTATACTTTGATACTTGTTAGCTGCAGCAGCTAATTTAGCAAATATCTCTTCCATAGAAGCAGGTTTCTTCTTTGCAGCTTTATCACCACCATCAGTTCCTTTTTTAGTTGGGCCACCACCACTACCATCACTAGTATCATCGCCCGTATCATCAACAGGTTCAGTCTTTACATCATCATTTTTTGAACCACCTCCAGAAAGATTCTCCCAGTGCCATGCTTCCGTTGCATCTGGAGTATTAGGACTTAGATTCCAATTACTCAACGGTTTGAATCCAAACTTGCCGGCATTTTTCCACAACCATTTATATCCATCATTACTATAAGCACCAAAGTCAACAGCTTTACCCCAACCATGATTAGATGTTCCAGGTGCAGCAGCTGCATTTCCATGTTTTGCTTTAGCTGCAACTTGACCTTGATAAGATCTATAAGTGGAGTTAATACCTAAAGTAAAACCTTCCGTTTTTGCAGTATCAATCAAAGACTGTAGTTGACCAGCAACACTTGAATGCATCATTCCATGACCAACCTCACCATGACCATATGCATCAACTTTTCTAAGTACACTCTTAGGTAGTTTACCATTCTGGTATTCACCACCAATAGAAAACTCCTCCCATCCAGGAACCTCAATAGTTGCAATATTTTTAGGAGAGTTTGAAGATATCTCTACTGGTTTCTGTTTTGCTTGCCACTGTTTAACTTTACCACCAGATGATAACTGTTGGAAAGCTTCATACATCATTTCTGGTTTAATATGTGCAGCATTATTACCAACACCTGCATAGTAACTAACTCCACTATCATTCTTTGGAATTGCAGCCCAAACTCTTGATAGTCTAAGCATCGCTTCCTTTGGATTCTCCTTCGCCATCTTTTTGGAGACATTTGCTTGACCAGGACCAATCAGATACTCAGCAATCTTTTGTTGATTCTCAGGAGTATACTTATCTTTATCAGGATCAAGTCCAACAGCTTCTGCTCTACCTACCAAGTATTCTGGAAGATTTTGCCATGCACCAACTGCACCAGTCGCTTTGTCTGCAACTTCGCGGATAGTCATTTCAGTTGCACCAGGAAGTTTGGTACTTGGATACATTGCCTCATATCCAAGAGATCCTGCTTCATATTTTAGAATCAGATTAAGAACTGGAGACCATCCACCCTCTACACCAGTTGGTTCTAATCCAAGTAAAGATCTACCAGCGTCCAATAATCTAGTCGCTTGTCTCTTTCCTTCCTTAAGACCACTACCAAGAGCTCCTGCAATATTTCTTCCAGCATTCAATACTGCATTCAAACCCTTTTCAAAGATACCCTGTTCCTTCATATTAAAGATGGTATCAGCAAAGATCTTTGTTTGATCTATTGCCTGAACTAGAAGTCCTCTAACAGAATTGGTATCAAAACTTGAACCAATACCAATTAGATCTCTAATATCATCTTTATTTTTAGATGTAGTTGCAGCACCAAATGGTAAAGGCATCTTGCCATCTGGAGAAAGAATACCACCATCTTCTGCAGTATTACCTTCTTTTTCTGCAATCTTAGTAAGGTAGTCTGGATCTTTTGCAGCAATAGCATCAGCAGATAATTTTTCTGCTGATTCTAGACTAGGAAGTGTTCCAGGTGTTGCATTCTCACTAGACTCCCCTGCCATTTCTGGAATACCCAGAGCATCTGATATAGGATCACCAATTACTTTACCAAGTCCACCGACGGCAAGATCTGCACCCATATATGCAACAAACAATGCAGTTGCAGCAATACCAGATGCACCTGCCGTAAATGGTGCAGCAAGACCCATAGCTGCCATTAGTGCAGTGAATCCAGCATCAATAGATGCACCAACAACGGCACGAATTAGAGCACGTCTCCAATCCACACCTGCCATGATATCGAATACAAAACCTGCAATATCACCTACAAAAGGCAGATACTTACCGAATTTCTGAAGAAGATCTGGTAATGCTTTACCAACCTTACCAAGAACACCTTTCTGATTTGATAACCAATCAAATACTGCATTTTGACCCTTTTTAACTAAAGCTCCACCTTTTTCTTGTAGTGCAGTAATTGCTGCTTTTGTACCTTCACTAAGTTTCTTCCACCCAGCACCAATCGCCTCAATCACACCACCAAGTTGTCTATCAAGATCAGCAACTAAACGAGAACCAGTCTCAGCAACTCTCTTTCCTTGATCTTGTGCAAATTTACTAACTGTTCGGGCACCAGAAGTGATCGAATCACCAGTTTTCTTAAGTGAGTCTCCTATTCCCTGGAAGAAACCTGGTTTCTTAGGTTTCTTAGGTGCTTTAGGTTTGTCTGGTGTTTGAGGTTTGTCTGGTTGTTCTGGTTTATCTGGTGTTTTTTTAGGTTTGTCTGGTTTGTCTGGCTTTTCTCTAGGTTTGTCTGGTTTTTCTGGTTCTTTCTGTTTTGGTTCTCTCCAACTTGTCAGAATCCTGATAATTGCCTTAAAGGCAGCAATAGGATTCAACAGAAATCCAATCGTAGCAATACCAGGGAGGGCCTGTAAAATATCACCAAATCCACCAAGAATCTGTTTTGGATCTCCACCACTACCAAAGATTTTCCCTAGACCAGATCCAAGATTTACGATACCACCAATAACTAATCCACCAACTACTTTGGTTACATCCCAAACAAATCCAAATACACTTTTTAATCCACTAACAATATCATCTACCTTCTCAGCGTTTGCTGGATCTGCAAACCATTTTAACGCTGCAAATCCTGCAGTAACGAAAAATGCCTTACTAAGTAATCCTTTAAGTCCACCAAGAAACTTACCAAGAGTCAAAAGACCCTTGCCAAATGGTTTACCCTCTTTATTAACCTCTTTCTTTATTTTAGGGTCTGGTTTTGTACTACCCTTCTCTTCTTTGTCTTTAGAAGATTTCTTTTCTTCTTCACTTTTTTTAGTAACTAGATCTAAATATCCACTTTTTAGATCATTTAATTCTTTTCTCTTTGACTCAAAGTCCGTAAGACCTAAATTAACTGCCTTCAGTTTATCTGTAGATTCTGATAGCTGGTTGGATTCTGACTCTAAAGTTAATCCAAGTCTGTTGAATCCTTGAAAAACTGGTTTGAACGATTTGCCTGCGCCAGTAGCATTAGCGTTCTTCTTTTTTCCGCCCACCAAAACTTTAGCGTCAACTTTGACGGGAATTTTGACAAATTTGGTGGTTAGTTTAGCCATTAGAGAGAGCTGCTGTTCTTGTTTTTGATTCTTTCATTTTCTTCCTCAATATATTGAGAGAGAAGAATCACATAAATTTCCCTTTCCCAGGGCATCATGTTTTCAACTTCAGATAACTGCCACTTATGATGCTGCATTAAGGCAAAGTTCAGTCGAAAGTAATTCTCAACTGAACTATGCAACATCGCTACTCGAAAAAAGCAGCTAGTCCTTCAATAACAACATCACTTTCAACTTCAGTCTTTGGATTTTTAACTTTGATTGTATGCGAAAGTTTTGGCATAGTATCAAAGAACTTCTGAATACTTGCAAATTGTGAATTACTGAGATTGTCCAAGAACTCAAGTTTTTCTTTCTTGGTCGCATCTTCAGTAACTTCTTCACCTTCAAATACTGAATCGATACAATCAGCAGTCAGATCAAATGCTGTTTCTGTAGTTACATTTGATACACTAAAGTTATCTTTAACAAACATATCCAAACTTGGATATTTCATAATCAATCCAATAGAGTCAGTTAGCATCACTTTTTTATCATGATCTTCAGGAATTGAAACTTGAATACTATTCAGATCAATTTCAGTCTCAACTTGAGTTTCACCATCATCAGGGCATGTAATGTTTATTGTAGAAACTTCACCAACCGATCTAGAACGAATCTTCAAGAAAATATATTCAATTTCAAAAGTAGGAAGATCTTCTACTTTCTTCCTCAAAGTTGTACAATTCTTGATGATGGTTTTCATAGCATTGATAATCTCTTTTTCATTTTGAGATTCCATAGCCATGAGAAGAATTTTTTCTTCCTTCACAAGAAAAGGACGATACTTGATCATTGATCCTGTAACAGGCAATTTCAGGTCATACTGAGGTACGACAATCTTAGGTAAGGGCATAATTACTCCACTTGAATAACAAACTTGATTATGTATTATTTATGTGAGAAGACTATATTCAGTTCTGTACTGTCTATAACGTTCAAAATAAAGACTTACATTCTGTTTAACTAAATCTTTTGTCCCACTATTCAGGTCTATAGTGCCCAAATTAAATGGAAATACATTATATAATTCCCACACAGATACAGGATCATTCTGTTTAACAAATGTGTCGTATTGTTTACGATTGTTTATCGTTTTATTGTTTTGATAGTTATCGTCGTATCCTTCATATTTCACAATCGTAACTTTTTTTGAAACTGCTTGATCATAATAAGTAGCATAGTTTCTTTCATCATTAGCAATCGCAAGAGTCCAGTATTCAAAGAGTCTTCTGATACTCGTTTTTCTATCCATTAGAAAAGTCATATCCATCTGACTATAAGAAACGCCAGTAGGATACCTATACATACTACCGAGTGCTTTTATATCTCCAGTATTGACCTGTCTAGCAGGAACCTGGACACTATCACAATATAGATCTGTTAGATCATTTGGCCAACCTAATTCTACACCAGTCTCAATATCTTGAAATTTCAAAACGTCTGGTTTTTCAAACCTAACAGTATATAAACTACTAGAAGATGTTCCATAACTTTTTAGTCCAGATAAAAAGTTGGACACATTCTTCATCTTTGGATAATTACCTGGCATTTGCTTTATAGAATTTTTCTAAGGGTAAAGAAGCAGCATTAGCCCATTCCTCTTTTGGGACTGGGTACATTTCTGTCAAAATATACTCTGCAGAATATGTAAAGAGTATTTCTTTAGGCAGACTTATCTTATTATTTAGTAGGTCGTCTACAATTTTTAACCTCTTCTCTGGTTTTACCATATGTAAATTAGCTCCAAAGAAAGTTTCTCCATTTACATTAACCACATATACAAGAGGATACCTATCTTGTTTCCCCTGTTGTCCATCATATTCAAAATATAATAATTCACCTTTTTTTGGTCTCATCATTGCAACAGATGCTTTTTTGAGAGCACTAAGAAACTGGGATCTAAACCATCCTTGAGACTTTTTCTTTCCTTTTGCTTCTTCTAGTATTGATTTCATACCTTTAAGTGTTTTTCTGTAATGATCAAAAATTCCCAAGAATGATCTATACAGAATTCCTCTGCAGCAGCCCACTTTGCCTGATTAGTAATGTATTGATTTACTTCTTGAAGATACGCTTTTGTTCTCCTAGATTTCTTAATTGGTTTCTTTGTAAACTTATCTGGCTTTATCTCGACTAAATACTTCTTAATAGTGCCATTGCGATCAGCGAGACGTATAAAAAAGTCTGGAAAATATCTTCTTACTTTCCTATCTACTGGAGAATAGTAAGGTATTGCCAACTCTTCACTACCCCATTCAATGATACTTGGGTTTGTATCGCAATAATTCATAAATTTAAGTTCCCAAGAAGATCTATAAATAATATTACTGGGATTGCCTAAGTATTTTTTGGCATTTTTTGGTATAAATTTTCCAGAATAACTCATATGGCTTCCTCGCT